TATCTCTCCTGACGACACAGGGGTTTGAAGATCCGGCGTATCTAACGAGCGTAAATTGTAACTTCGGATAAATTAGGGAGACATGCAGCACGACACTCACGTAACAGCACGTGTCGGCAATGAGGATTGGGTTGCAGAAGTCGATCGGTATGGGAAGCCCCGTGCTTTCTATGCTGAACAGTGGGCCCGGCAGGGCCCGCGAGTATGGACTGGCGATAAGTATGAGGACCAAGGTGACGGACTGCCACGCGAGCGTGCGGTCGTGTTATCCGGAGGGTCACATTACCGGCCAGCCTGGGGGACAGCGGTCCCTCCACCTGCCGAACCATCCGTGCAAACGGATAAGATGCCAATGGGCCCGCTGTTGCCCGAGCGTCATGGCTTCCTCTCCACAGTGTTTGGACCGTTTATCGACGGTATCAAGACCGGGTTGAAGAAGTGCTTCGGGGACGCTTCGTACGACGAGTACGAACGCATGGAGCTCCGTCGCATCACTGCATACCGCAAGGAAATGACGGTTAAACGTCAGGCTGTGGTGTCTGATGCGACTGAGGAGTCAGAAGTGCTTGCCACTGTAGGATTGAAGGAGGTAAAACACGTCCCGCGTGTGGTTGTCCACGTTGTCTGCGAGATGCGGATGAAGTTGGGACTAGGGGCGATGGATCGCAGCGTTTCCGGTAACGTTGCACTAGTACGTGCAGAAGCGGCCCGCATCATGAGAAACATGAACATGCGGAGAATTGACGCAGCTGCCCACCTTGAGTTGGTTGAGGAGTGTTTTTTTGGTGAGAACACCCACTACAATGCCACTCGGTGGCGCCAGAATATGGCGCAGTCCAACATCATCACCAGATGGCTCTACAAAAAGAAGCCGAACCCCTACGGGTTCGACTGCTAGGGCCGTCCAGTTAAGATGAAGGGCCAGGTTGTCCAGCACCAGGTACCTAGCAGTGCTAGGTTCTGGGAGAACACCCTGGAACGGCGACCGATCCGCAGTTTGGCGGTTCATCGCAACGGACAGGCATGTAAGGAACGTACATACCATGTTGTATCGCGCATGGGATGCACCCATGATTTGGGTGTGTTTAACAATAGTGTTGATTCGGTGGAACGCGCACTATTGGAGCGATACTTTCTTGTGAAAATTGGTGAAGAATTTCTTCCACCACTGGAAACGCGTAGAGAAGACTGGCAGTCTCAGCCACTGGTTGAGTTCCGCAAGTCGGTCGTTGAGGAGGTGCGTGCGTACGCCACCGTGATAACGCTACAACAAGTAGTTGAATGTTACACTGGTGCCAAGCGCCGCATTTACGAAAACGCCCTGCGCAGTTTACAGAGAAGCACGTTGAACCGTAAGGATTCAACACTTCGCCCATTTACCAAGTTTGAAAAGCAGTGTTTGCTAAAGGCGGCACGCATCATCAACCCGAGATCCCCCAGATACAACCTCACTTTAGGTAAGTATCTCAAGAAGGCTGAAAAACGATATTTCAGAGCCATTAATTTGGCATGGGGATCGGTCACTGACCACACTGTGATAAAGGGTATGAATGTCTTTGAGTCGGCTGCGGTTCTGCGTCAGAAGTGGCACAGATTTCGAAACCCAGTTGCACTCGGACTTGATGCATCCAAGTTCGACATGCATGTTAGCGTTGAAGCGCTGCGGTATGAACACACGTTTTACAACGACGTTTTCCAATCATCTGAGCTCGCGAAGCTGTTGTCGTGGCAATTGGTTAACAGTGGTACTGCGTATTGTCCTGACGGAGAGGTTAAGTTTAAAATGCCTGGCACTAGAGCCAGTGGCGATCTTAACACTTCTCTCGGCAACTGCATAATCATGTGCAGTTTGATTTGGGCCATGTGCAACCAGCTGGGTGTTACTGCAGAACTCGCCAACAACGGTGACGACTGCGTGTTGATTATGGAAGAGGCTGACCTTGCTAGTGTTTTGGAGTTAATCCCGAAATTCTTTGAGACGTACGGATTTCGTATGACAGTGGAAGAACCTGTGTACGATTTCGAGCAGTTGGAATTCTGTCAGTCGCATCCCGTTCTTTTGGGAGAAGGCTGGGCAATGGTGCGAAATGTGCGCACATGCCTCAAGAAAGATCCAATCTGCTTGGTTCCTGTGCAAAATGACAGGGTATGGAGGAAATGGTTGGGAGCAGTAGGTGAATGCGGATTGGCCTCGGTGCCAGGTTGTCCCGTCCTGCAAAGCTTCTACGGTGCTTTCGTCCGATCTGGGATGAAGGCAAATGGACGGTTTAAGTCCGCCATTTTCCGCAATACCGGTACACTTGAACGACAATCTGGGCTAAGTGCTAAGGTGAGAGAAATCACACCCGAGGCACGTGCCTCATTCGCTCTCGCGTTCGGCATAACTCCCGACTACCAGATCGCTCTCGAAGAATATTACGATAACTTCACCATCTCAGAATTGGGAAATGTTGAACAGCAGAATGGGATTGCCGAGTTGAAACCACCGGCATTCCTGCGGCACCTGTAATATTTAGCGTTAACATTAGACAACAACAGAATAGCGAATACAATATGGCGAACAAACGAAACGGCGTGGCCGTCGGAAAAAGAAAGAAGAATCGTGTACGCATCTCCGCACCAAAGAAAGACAAGGAGATGACCCGCCTAGGTGCTGCATTGCGGTATCTGGGTGGACTTGGTGGTGGAGCTGTAGGCTCCATGATAGGAATGCCCTCGTCTGGCGCCAATGTCGGACACGGGCTAGGTGCCGCAGTCAGCAAATGGCTCGGTAGTGGTGACTATTCAGTGGGCACCAATAGTGTAGTGGGCAGCAGCCTCAAAGCTTCAAGTGGCATCCCGGCCATGCATAACAATGGGCAGACCGTCGTTGTGCGTCACAAGGAATTTGTCACTGAGGTGCGAGGGTCCCAAGCGTTCAAGGTGGTTGCGTCGTTCGACCTTAATCCTGGACGGAACGAGACGTTCCCTTGGCTTGCCGGAGTTGCTTCGCGGTTTCAGGAGTATCGCATCAAGGGTTTGGTGTGGCATTATGTCCCTAGCAGCGGCTCCGCTGTGAGTGGCACGAATGCAGCTCTCGGAACGGTAATGTTGCAGACGTCGTATCGATCAAACGACACACCTCCTTCTAACAAGAATGAGGTTCTGAATGAGTACTGGAGCTCTGAATCAGTACCTTCGGAAGCGTTCTGCCATCCTATTGAGTGTGACCCCAAAGAGAATCCATTCAACGTGCAATACGTGCGTACCGACTCCGTGCCGGTTGGGGACTCTAAGTTGCTGTATGACCTCGGCCAGACGCACTTGTGTGTTGCTGGCCAACAAATTGATGACGCTGTGTTGGGTGATTTGTGGTGCACGTACGAAATCGAGCTGAAAAAGCCGATTATTGAGTCGAATGTGACCTCTACCGCGCGTGCGGGCGCTCTGCGTTACACAGAGTCCCTCTCCACTTTATCCCTGTTCAATGGCACTCCAACCACGTTGGGCACCTTGGACGTCACAGCTAACGGTAGAACTGTGACCTTTCCACCACAGTTGACGGGTGTGTATCTGGTTGTGCTGCAAATTGCGCCAGCCACGAACTTTACCTCTGCTGATTTATCTGGTACGACAGTATGCACCAATTGCAGTCAATTGCCTTTGGTAGGCGGATCAACTTATTTCCGTTCCACTACCAATGGCACCTTCACGGGTGGACAGCAATTCTACATGCAAGTCGTCCAGATACTGGACAAGGCCAAACAAGCCAGCATCACGTATCCTAACTTTGCATTAACAGGCACGATAGCTTCGACTACAGTGTCTGTCGCACCATACAATGTGTACAATTAGAAAACACGACCACGAGGCCCCTAAGTAAGCTGATGACTTCGCCTTTCCGGTTAAATATCCTCTGCTGGTGTGGACCAGCGGGTGTCTAATTCAAATGCGGCTGGATACCGCTACCACTAGACTTCCCCGCGAGTGTGGGGTTGTGATTCGACGAAACCGGGTTTGGTGCACACGCAATTGTTCATGTGTGTGCATGTCGGCCTCCGGATGTGAACAGCAGGCCTCAGGGACTGTACGATGAGAAGTTGAAGAATAAGCACATTCCGGACATGCACGTGTCCGTATCTGTGAGCCGTCCACGACGGTAGCCAGTCCACTTCGCCGTGGTGTCTGGTTAGTGCCACCCCCTTGGGCAAGGAGTGCTGCAGATGCTTGCATCTGGTAACTGATAAG